CAGCGTCAGGAGCAGCACTTATAATAGGTACTGTTTTTTTGACCATCTGACCATAAGTAGGTGAGTTTATATCCAGATCTTTTACAAGAGTTTCTATGTCGACAACTTTACCCTCAACTTTACCCGCTTTGTTATAAGCTCTTATCTGATCTGGTGTAGTTTGAGATAATTCAAGTAAGTGTTCCATAGCGTCTTTGCTTTGCTTCGCTCTACCAAATATCACTTTAAATATTTCATCTGTGTACATTAAACCACGCTCTACATCTGGTCCTGGTCCAAAGATATTAGAGTTAACTTGTTTCATATTAGCCGCAACCCCACCTTCAAATGTAGGCATTGTATGTGCAAAAAATTCATTAGCTGCAGATAACTTAGCTAATGCTGTATTAAACACAGTCTCATCTATAGCGTTGTCAATATTTTTTAAATTTAAAATATCGTACTCTAATCTTGCAGCTAGATTACCAATAGCTTGTGCTTGTTCTTTAGGAATTGTGCCCTTAAATTCTGATTTAAAATTTGTAACAAAATCGTTAAACATTTGCCTCATTGTAACGGCTTGTTCTAAAGTAATGTTTTCATCCAACTTACTCATGGTTTCATAAAATCTACCAAAAGCTTTTTTTGTCCCGTCACCTGGAAATTCAAATGTGCCATAACCTTTCATTCCTGGTATAGCTTCTTTAAATTGTGCTGCTGTATCTTTTGCTACATCTATGAAACCTGAGATATTGATTACTTTTTTACCTTTCAATCTTTTTGCATATTCTTCAAAGTTTTCATACATGTACTGTTGTGCGTTTCTTACTGCATCGTAGTTTTTACTCATTATTTGTGAGAAGTCTGCACCTAACATAGTCATAGTTTGCATCGGTGCCATACCATTAGCCATAGATTTCAAATATTGTCTTGATCCTTCATCAACGGCTTGAGCTTGTTTCTTAAAAGCTGTGCCAATCCATGGGAATACACCGATAACTTTACTATACCCTTTCCAAAAAGGCATATTAGATGCTTGAATTATACCCATGGGCATACCGTATGTTTCTGAAATCTGTGCAATCTTTTCTAAATTTTCTTTCTCAGGTCTAATTCCAAAAATATTTTTTCCTATGAAAGCTTTACTAGCATTGAATATAGGTGCCATGGTCATAGCGCCACCAGTAAACATAATATTCATAGAGGTGTCATATAACGCTTGACTCATTTGAGTAGCTAAATCTTCCTCAGGTAAATCTAACAAACTTCTAATTATGTTATTTCCTAGCCTATATACTTTCGATCCGATATCAGACCCTGCAGCTTCTGCAACTAAAAGTTCACCTGGTGATAATATCGCAAAAGGGTTTCTAGTGGCAGCTATTTTAGCTGCTTGCGCAGCACCGATACCCAGAAAACCTCCTGACATCGAAAATGAGGGTTCTGATATTATGCCATCCATCGGCAAAAATGTATTACCATAATATTGTAATGGGTTTTTAATAAGCTCTGCTCTCTCAGCTACGTCAGCAGCTCTTTCATACAATTCACCAAATGCTGCTTGTCCCTCTGGTAAATTAGCAAGTGGTGACTTTATTTCTCCTGCTTCGATTTTATTTAATAAATCTCTTGTTTGTTCTAATGTTGTGTCTTGGTCAATACCATACGCTTCTTTTATTTTAGAAATATCCTCTTCAGTAGGCTGACTTGGATTTTGCAAATAAAAACTTTTTTGGTTTTCAGTGCCTTCCATTAAGGTAATATAATTTTGTGCTTTTAAAGGTGCCATTAAAATGTACTAAATAAGTCCTCCACTTTTAAAGATTGTGATCCCTCAGGTGCAGCAGTTATTGATTGCGTAACAGCTTCGTCTATTGTCGTAGGTAATGTGCCTTTTGGTTGTGTGGCTGTCACAGCCCCACTAGCACTTGGTTGCATAAAATACTGTCTATATGGCTCGATTGGTAGATTTAATCTCTCTAACATAGGAATAATAACTTCATTTACTTCAGGTGTTGTGCCGAGAACCTCAGGTGTAGATCTGATGATAGCTTTTTGTGCATCTGATAATTTCAATGCGACCTGCTCTAATTTTGCAATAGCTTGTTGTGGTGATTGTAAACCATAAATAGATACAGCTTCAGATGCTCTTTGTATATCGTCCACGTTTAATCGACCCGTGGATTTTAAGGCTCTTGCTAAACCATAAATAATAAATATTTCTTTCACTTTGTTTTGAGCGTATGTTGGATCATATCCTTGACCCTCCCACCAACTCGTTTGAACAATGTCATTTAATGAAGCCTGCACAACCTTTGTTGTATTTTTAAAAGGTATTCCAGTAGGCACATCTTTCAGTATAATGTCATCTTTAATTGTAGTATCTACTGTACCGCCTGTAGGTAATGCACCAGGGTTACCTTGATCATAAGAAAATAACATTTGTCCTTCATCAACAAGACCTGTTCCGTAAGCTCCTCCTATACCTGCATCATTACCTAATAAATTAAGTATAGCTTCTGTTGTTGCTCCAACTTCTTGAAACGCTTTTTTAATAGAACCAGATACACCAACTTTAGATGGATCTTGTCTTGCAACATCCAAAATACTAATTACGTCATTGTATTGATTCTGTAATGTGAATAAGTTCGATGAGCCTTCTCTCACCTTTGACTCTGACAATTGTAAATTTTTAAAATTAGCAGTGTCTTCCGCAGCGCCAGTTTTGCTTGGAAAGAATAAATTAAACCTACCTTGTTCGTCACCTGGTATCTTCACATCAAAAATTTGATCACCCGTGTCAGGATCTACTCTACCTAATCTGTACTGAATACCAATGTCAGTAAGAATCGGCATTGCAGCTATGGGTCCTACTGTTTTACCGTCTGGGCCAACATAAGCCACTTGAATTGGTTGTTGAGGATTTTTTAAAAAGTGTAAACTAGCTTTTAGTTTTTCTTCTTCCATATCTAAATTTGTTTGTGCTATTTTCTTTATTATGTCTGATGTAAAACCAAGATACCTTTCTGCGTTTGCATTATCGTAGCCCATTTTTTTTAAATAAAAATCTGCTTCTACAGCTTTAATATTTTCATTAGCCTCTGCTGCTTGCTTTGCGGCTAACTCACCAACCATTAATCTTCTTGCTAGTTTATTTTGTTTAATAATATCTTCTCTTTCCATTCTTTTACCGACTGTTTGTAAATAAATATCAAGAGCTCCCGCTGCACCTCTAAAGGGAGTCCTTGCATTAAAAGCATCCACTAAAAATCTTGTAAACTTTCGCCCAGCAGGTGTTTCTTCAATCGGCCCTATTGACTCTTCAATAGTTTTTTTAAAGTCTTCAGGACTATATCTTTTACCTAAGCCGAGCATCTCTGCATAGTTTGCCATGTTTAAATTAGCTGCATCTATTACAGGTAGCATCTGTCCTGCATATTGATTTGCGTAATAATTAAAAAGATTAGTGTCTTGTTCTATTCTTGCTGCTTGATCTAAAGATACTTGATCTAAAGCAGCTTTTTCTTGCTCATACTCGATAGGTTTATCCTGAGGAACAATAGGTGTATATGGTTCATAAGTTATTGAACCGCCCTCTGGTTGAAAACCTTTTAGTACGTCAAATCCTGACTCACTCATGGATTACGCCGTTCCGGTACCTGGAAATAATGAACCAATACCTGTAAATAATGGATTATATAATTGTGCAGTTTGGCTTTCAGCGTATGTAGGAAAACCACCTAATATACCTGACTGTCTTGCTAACGCATCAAAAGGTTGCATGTATTGCCTTGATAAATTTGCAAACTCTGCAGCTCTTTCAGCTTGACCAACACCTCTTTCTGTTGCACCAATTCTAGCCAAGGTGCTAACATCTCTTTCTAAAACTCCTGATGCGATAGGGTCAAATGAACCGAATACTTGTCCTATGCCTGTTTGCGTTCTACCTATGTTAGCTAAGTTTTGTGCAGCCAACTGTCCTCGTCTTTGTTGATTTTCAAAAGCTTGTTGTGCTGCTCTCTGCGCTTGTTGAAAACCACTTGATAATAAACCAGCTATGCCCTGACCTAGTTGTCTTTGAAAACCTGTTGCAGCTTCAGCGTCTAACACACCTTGTCTACTGCCACCAAAAGCACCAGCACCCACAGCCTTCGCATCTCTACCAGCTTGTTGAATATTAAACTGACGTTGCATTTCTTTAGCGTATTCATCTATAACCTGCTGCTGAAAGGGGTTCATAAATGCTTCAGTCATCTGAGGATCAAAAGCTTCTGTAGATCCCGCAGCTTTTGTAGCTGCGTCAGCCGCTGTCAATGACGCTGTGCCTAATGCACCGACACCCATATTCATAAAGTCTGGTCTATTAGCTACCCCTGTTCTAGCTAAATTTAATGCATCTGTCTCAGCACCCGAGAGAGGCTCAACAGTTTCTTTAGGTAGTGGTGGTAAATCAGTAATTAGGTCTTGTCCTGATTTCATCAGGTTAGCGTAATATTGATTTCTTAATTCTTCTAAAGTTGCCATTATACCATCGCCATCCTCTCTTGGCCCTCTTCAAATGTTTCTGCGTCTTTATCAAAAGCAGTCTGTAGTGCATAAAGATTTTCTGGTCCTATTTTATCTGTGGCCTCTTTCGTAATTATAAACTCACCATTTGAAATATCTGTAGGCACTTTAGCCTCGCTACTTACAAATCTTATTGAGTCACTCTTACCGGTCCCTGGTCCGGTGACCAAGCCACTAGGTTCGCCCGTATTTCTATTTATGCCTATGCTAGTCAACTTCTCTCCACCAGTTGCATAACCTGCTATGCCGCCTGATGCGTTTTGAAATTTACTTTTCTCTAACTCTTCTTTATAGCTTCTTCTTGCATCTTCTATTCCAGATATACCAGTTGGATCTACGTCTATCATTCTAGGATCATCCTGTCCTTGTACAAAAGCAGTGGCTAGTAAACCAAGCTCTGCTGCTTTAACTGGATTCTTAACAATAAAATCTAAAATTTTTCCTGGAGCACCAGTAATTAAATCTGAGATGCCACCACCAAACCCTCCTGGTACGCTCATCAAATCTTCAACACTTTTAGCATCGGACATAGACATACCTATTTTACCAGTGGGTGTTTTAAAAGTATCCATCACACCCTCAGAAAATGTTTTACCTGGACCAGCTGTAGCTCCACCTAGCAAGGCGGTTATTCCAATATTTCTTGCTATGTTTTCTGGTTTGTCTCCAGCGATCAAAGCTCCAATACCTTGCGCTAATGCGGGATTAAATCCAAAACCAGGGGCTAATAAACCTATTCCAATCTGTCCTACTGGACTTTTTAAAAGTTTTTTAGCGCTTTTGAATATATTTTTTAACATTACTCATCCCCTGTTGCTGCTCCACTAAATAAATTTGGTGCGATAACGTGAACATCTCTACGTATATCGTCTTCTGTCGTCTCAGTTGCAGGGTTGGCGATGTCAGCTTCCACTTCTTCGTGAGAGCTATATTCATGTCCTGTTTTAGTATTTGTAACTGTAGTTTCTACTTTAGCACTATAAACGGGTATTTGTTTACCGCCTATGATGTCATAACGTAGAAGCTTTGGTTCATCTACAATTTTTGCCATAGTATAGTTTTATATATGAAAAACTAAGAAATCAATAGGTATTAACCACAAATAAAATCAGTATTAAAGGCTATAACTGTCTTTTTACATCCTTTTTCTATAGGTGGAGAGCAATGAGGTAGAAATGCTGGAAAGCTAATGATATCTCCCTCTTCACAAATTTCTTCAAAATTTCTAAATTGTGTTGAATAACCTGCAGGGCATTCTAAAAAGTAAACATTAGCATAATTAGTCTGTGGATGAGTATGCCAACTATGTTTGCCATTTTCACCATAAGTTTGAAACCAAAAGTTATCTATTTTAGCCTCCTGAACTTTGAACTCATCTACCATTTTATGTATGTGTGGGGTAACTGTTTCTATAAATAATTTTGCATATTCCCTGTGCATTTCTCGTGGCAGATTCCAGTCAGTGTGTATGATATTTTGGCCCTCGCTTCGCATGGGATTGTTAGGGATTTTATTTATTTGTTCTAAAAGTTTATCTTTTATCTCTGAGTGAGATTTTACCTTTGTTTTAAAAATATAATTCACTACAATTGTTGTTTTACTTCTAAAACAGATATTTCAACCATGGCTCTAGAGGCTGCATTAGCTTGTAATTTAAGTTTATCGCCTTCTTGATAAACCATACTAGAATTAATTGTATTAGTATTTGAGGCTGAGACATCTATTTGAAATATTTGAAAATCGTTACTACCATCATGGTGATCTAAATTTACTGTTACGGCTGCAGATCCATCATAATTATGTGTGTTAATTGTTTTTACAATAAAAGTTGAAACAGGAACTGGAGGAGAGGCAGCAACATTAGCCGTAGGAACAGTAAACACAGTTGTAAGATCTGTGGTTGTTAAATTAGCTATAAATCTTTTAAAAACATCAGCCATTTAAAAACCAAGTCCTTCTTGTAGCTTCTTCTTGTGTATCTAGTGTGTATTGAGTATTAAGTTGCTGTATCATCTCTTCTAGTTGTCTAATAAGTTCAGCGGATTGTTGTGGATCATACTCCGGTCTGGGATCTGGAAATCTCTGTAATACTAATTTTGCCATTATCTTCTACCATCTGGTTGAATATCAAATCTTTGTGTACCCAATCTCCATGCAGTCCCCGTGGTGTTAGATACTACGTTGACCGTAAACTCTCTACCTCTTCCACGTAAACTCACAAACTCTGTAGCATCAGTAAACGTTGCTGTTTTAATTGTGCTTGTGCTAGTGTTAGGGTAATTTTTAAATTCGAGTTTTGCATTTAGGGTGCCCTCTTGATTTTGAACATCAGGTATTAATTTAGATACAAATAATAAGTCATTTCCTTCTCCTAATTCAACGGAGCCTGATTTAACAAAAGCAGTCATAGCCTCACCGTCAGCATTATTACCTGTTTCATGTAAAAGTAATTTAGATGCTCCCGCTGTTAAGCCAGATATAACCTCATTATTTGCCACAACATCATCAAAATACTCAGTTGCAACAGGATTATCAAAAACCTCTCTATCAATCCATGTTGTTCTACTAAGAGTGCCTATCCACCATGTGCGCTCTAAATAATTATAAGCCACCACTGCATTAATTTGATCAGAGCCTGTCCTATTATAAAACCACAATATTTCATTAAATTCACCATTATGTCCAACAAACGCATTTTCTGAACCAGTGACATTAATATTATCAAAAACAAATTGTTCTACAGTGCAAGGTAATTTTTTTACTGTACCATCAAATAGAAAGAATGAGTCTTGAGACATCCAATAAGAAACACCATTTAAGTCTATACCTGCGTGCTGTCCTATTATACCACAGTTCTGACCTAATTGTCTAAGACCAAAAGTAAAAGGAGGGCCAATAAATTGTAATGAATGTAAGGACGTGTCTGTCCATACAAGAATTTGACCTCTCGATCTTTCAGAGGCTACGATTCGTGATCCGTCAGCTATTCTTAAAGAACCAGCAGTGTTTTCTGCTGTAGGTTGATAAGTATTTATATCTTCCTGACTAGAAAATCTTATTAACAAATCGTCTTGTTTGCTTGGATCACCTATATCATTCTCTGTCCCCATAAAAATTAAATGTCTATCTGGAGTAGATACTAAACCAATTCTTGAGGCTGTTGGTGCGCCTGTTATCGCACTTGCTCTAGTTGATACTGAAGTAGAGGGATTCCATTCAAATGCGCCACCATTAAGAACCGTTGCAATTAATTTTTCACCAAAGTTATCTAAAGACCATTGTCTAGCTTCTAACGTAACATTAGAAGCAGTAGATGGTGTGCCCCAAGTACCTGAACTCCAAGTATCAGTGCCCCAACCAAATGCAGGTAATGAAAATTCTGGACCTACGTTAATTTGATATTTTGCGTTACCCGTTCCTCCACCACCAGATGTCGAGCCTGACGCTGCTGCAGTGGTTGTAACTGTATATGCATTATTATTTGCAACAGTTATGACTTCAAACTCTTTGTTCATGTCAAGTCCGTCTATGGTTGAAAAAGAGTCGAATGTTACAAAGTCTCCGACTTGTGCCCCGTGGCCTGTGTCTGTAACCACAACTGTGGTTGTTGCATTTGTTGTGAAAGGGTTGGATAGTGATGTGGTAGTTTTTCTTAATGGGGTGATGTCATAGGCTCTACCCTCTTCAATAACATACAGTTTTCTATCAGTTCCGACAGCATCATATCTTGTGCCATCTAATGCTACCCAGGCGTGTTGATCCCGAGCAACACCGACTATTGTAGTGTTTATAAATTTCTCCCAACCTTTAATTTTTTGTGGCAAACCCTGAAAAAAACGCACATTATCGCCATCAGTCCACTTACCTTCACCTGTGTAATCGGTTACTTCTTTATTAATACCTGGTGCTGGTCTAAAATTTACTAGGGGCATTTAAAAAATATACTACAATTCCTTGATTGGATCATTAGAAAAATTAAAAGCAACAGATATCCTATCATTCTTACAATCTGTAACCGTATGATATAAGTATGAGGGAAATAATACCAATTTGCCTTTTGTTTCATTAATTTGCTCATCATTAATAGTCTCAAATGGTTTTGTTTTACCTTCTATCAGTTCAGTTCTTGAAAAGATTAAGTTGCCCTCTCCTGGTTTAATTATTAAAACACCACAAAAATCTGCAAATCCATGGTTGTGCATTTTGGTAGAATCTCCCTTTTGATAAAAATTAACCCATGCCTCCTTTGTGTGCCAATTATTGTATCTCCAATTTTGGCTTTGTCCTATTTTTGGTAAAACATTTTGACATATGTATTGTGATAATTCTTGCAAATCTTGATATTGATTTAATCCGTCCCAACCTGTTGTCAGTGCATTGACATTATTTAAATCTCTTTTCCAATTATCTTTATCTATTACAACTTTTTCTTGCAATTTATTACAAAACTCAATGTCAATATTAGTGTGAAATATCTTGGTGCTAAACCAATTCTCTAATTTTATTTCCATAAATTATTATTTTAATAATTCTGTTTGAAAAGCTATTGTTACTCGCAAAAGAGAACTTAATCTTGTTGGTGCTACACCTCTATGTTTTAATGACCCATTAAATACTATTAAACGATCTGGTTTAAAAGAACATACGTTTGTGGCCTCTTTATTTTCATCATAAATAATAAACTCACCGCCCCACTCTGGATCCCAATGTGGAGCTAAACAATATAAAAAAGTAGGTAAGTTTTCATAATTATCCTCATGCATTGTGCCATCATATCCAGTAGGATGTATGTTTATAAACCACCTATAGATTCTTATTTTCTTTGTATCCATATGATTTTGATCAATTTTAGTTTTTAAGTCGTAAATTAATGGTAAGAAAAAATCAGTATTAGGAAGTAAAGTTGTGAAAGAATCCGCAGCTAATTGTCTTTCATGTGCTTTATTTTTAAGACACATTTTTATTTCACCCTTATCAATATATTTGTCCCAAAAACCATTAATAAGATCAGGATTATTTAAAAAATTATCTACTTTATTCATTTTTGAGGTTCTACTAAAGCTCCTACATGACCTTTAAATGTTCTGTTACCAAAATGTGATAAAGGCATTGCTAGGTCAGCCCATATTTTACCTCCACACTCTTGCCATAATCTAGAAAAATAATAATCCTCTGAAAGATATCTTAATTGAGGTTTACCTTCTTTTGTTTTTGTTTCATATGGTCCAACAGCAAATAAATCGTAACAATTATCTGATTTATAATATCCACCATTTACTATTTGATCAGACTCATATTTTCTCTCTGGAAACTTTTTCATCATGGTTCTAAATACTTGTCTCTTAACTAACATCATTCCCGTTGCTGCCTCTTGCACAGGAAAGAAACCCTGTTCTCCCTTTAAATTTGTAGGATCATCAAAATTAATATTGTATCCCAAAGCTCTAGCCTCTATTTCATCATTAGATAGATCCGGGTGCTTTTCTAAAATATCTTTAATTTTTTCTAAATGTATATGTTTTCTTGGGTATATACCACATGCTACATCTTTGTCAGCACATAATAATCTTTCGACATTTTTATGCGTAAAACCTATATCAGCGTCAATAAATAAAAGATGCGTTGCTACAAAATCTTGTTGATCCATCATCATAGATACAATCGTGTTTCTAGCTCTTGTTATTAAACTTTCGTTACCCATTGTTTGTATTCTTAAATGCACATTATTTGCCACTGACCATTGTTGTAATTCTAATAATCCATGCAAAGTAGGTTCAGTAAGTAACCCTCCATACATAGGCATTCCTAAAAAAACTTTAAAATTTTTATCTTTTAATTCTTCTTGTTTTAACATTTATATATACATACCTTTCCATTGATTACATTTTCTATAATTAAAAGCTAAAGTTATTCTTTGATTATCACTTTCATTAGCTGATACTCTATGCTCTACGGTGTCTGGAAACAAAACTATTTTGCCAAACTCTGGTTGCACAGATATTGTATCATGAAAATAAAACTGTGTTACCGCATCTGGTGAATCAGTTAAATATATAATTCCACATAGCGCTCTATGTATGGGGTCCATATGCACGTGATACTCTTGAAAAAACTCTTTGTGGTATATATTAAACCACGATTTTTCAATAAACCCCTCATAATATTTACCAGACATTGACATATAATTCTGCACGTGAGCTAAAATATTTAAATGTAAACCTTGTAATTTTAAATCATTAAGTATATTGAAACTTAAACTATCACTTGTAATACACTTACAAGCATACGGATTATCTGTAATTTTATCCTTCATCTCTTCAATATATTTTATTGCATTATTGCAAACTTCTTTATCTAGAAAGTTGTAATAAATGTTATTTATTTCAGGTCTTTGTATAAATGACATTCTAAATTTTAAATAAAAAGGTGTTTAGGTACCTATGTATTTTATTTTTGTTATTATAATATTGTTTAATAGAAGCAATAGGTTTCATAACTTGCTCTATTGCATTTGCATCGTGCCCCATAAAAATACCACCTTTTTTTATTTTTGGATAATAAGCATGAGCTTCATTGTAACTTTGTTCTTTAGTCATCATTGCATCAAAAAATATAAAATCTAATGAAAGATCAGATATACTTTTTACTGCATCTAATGAGTCCTTTTTAATTATTTCAACATTATCTGACATGCCAGAATATTTAACCTTCAGCCTTGTCAAAAACTCACATAGTTCTATATCCATTCTATTTACGCTATAAGCAGGTTTACCATCAGGTTTAGTTTTCAGCCAATCATCATAAGGTTTCCAACTATCTATGAGATATAACTTTTGAATTGAACAATTATGTAGAATAGTCAAGCTACTTTCACCTTTGTCTACACCTAACTCTAAACCCACTAAATTCTCACCAAGCATATTAATGGCTTGTATTAATGGTCCTATGTCTGCAGAGTCACAATCTCTGTAATCACAAGTAATGTCAGTCATTAAGAATTTTTAACTTTTTTCTCTCCCAAACATTTTCTCTTATCAAATTTCCATTCTTTGAATTCGCCCTCTTGATCTACATAATGTAAAAATACAGTTATAAAATGATCGTGTTTACAATATTCTCTCCAGTGTATTTTATCCATGCCTTTAAATATTAACGCATTGTTTGGAACCATAGGGAATTTATAATCTATTTTGTATCTATTATAGTCACCTTCATTGGAGTAATACTTGTAATCTGAGTTATTATCCTCTTCTCCTACAAATATCTCATAAGGCTCCTGAGCAGGATCTGCACCCAAACATAAAGCAACGGTGTATTCACAAGAGGGTCTATCTTTATGTATTTTTAAATCAGATCCTTTATCATATATTCTAAAGTAAGAGTATGTTGGAAATAATTTTTTACCTACATTTTGCTCTACAACTGGTGTGCTTGCCTCCATAAGAGTCTCCATATATGTATCAGAATAAACTCCTATAAGTGAGTTAGCCTGATCATCTATTTCAAAAGATTTAGTATTTGAAAATTTTATAAGTGAATAAGAGTAAGACAAATTTAATATTTGTTTAGGTAAGAACTCAGTAATAAATATTGGCTCCATCAAATGGCCCATCCTATTAAGGCGTATCTAGTGCCACTTGTTACTTTATTTACCTGATGAGGAAATATAAAATTTGACGGAAACATAATACAGTCTCCTTCATTTTGTGGATATTGTATTTCGTTGCCATCTATATTAAACATAAACTCTCCACCTTGAAAATCATTGTTTAAGCAAACAGAAATAGATATAGCTCTATTTTGAGTTTTAGGGCCAAAGTCAGTATGATATTTGTATCCTGCTTCATATTCATTAGATACATATTTTAAAATGTCTAACTGTGATATTTCTTCAACCTTACTGTATTTGTGTTTATCAGAGTAAGTTTTTAATGCTGAAAAAAATTTACTTAGAATATAATTATAGAGAACTGTTTCGCCAAATGTTTGAGGCTGTATAGATTTTGTCGTGCAGTTTCTAATATTTTTTTTTACTGATCCTTCTGAATTTGTGACAATACCTGCATCTTCAAATCCATAATCATGGTATTTAATAATTTTTTTACAAATATTTGAGGGAATTAGTTTTCTAATTTCTACAATATAATTTTGCACTTGTTAGTAAGTTATACTATGTCCTGAGAGATAATTATCTCTTGCTGTAACACCTGCATTTGTGCCCGCTGTGACTGCAGCTGAGTCATCATCAGTGTTTGCACTTGCATCGGCAGCGTAAGCAGTGTTGTAGGCTTCAGTATATTTATCCTCTGCTTCTGCTCTAATCACAACATTATTTACCCATGAAGGTAACTCAGTTATAGATGTATTATCTCTACTGTCAGTGTATTCTATGTGACCTTTATTATTGACTGCATCCCACTGTAATGCATGTATAGAGGCATCTATTTCAGTATGTGACCTTAAATTGTAGCAAACTTTTGAATCAAAGTAGACATCAGATTCAGTATTGCCTGTGCCCTTTGCTGGACCATTACCATCGAGTTGTCCATCAGCATCAAATATAATAGTTAATCTTGTATTTACCGTTGTATTATTTACTGTTGTTGCCATTTTTCTTTACCTTTTTTGTCGAAGCTTTCTTAGTCTTCTTTGTAATTTTTATATTATTATTACTTAATTGTCCAATCGTTTTATCCACTTGAGTTTTGTCACCATCCATGACAGCCCTTTGTTGTTTACTTAACAAATTAAAAATAGACGTGGTATTCCTCATTAAATTAGACGCTGTATCACTTTTTTGCAAAAGGCCCTCCATAGCTCTATTAGAGTCAACCATCTCATTTCTAAAGGATTCTGTTGCTGCTTGAACTTTCATGGTTTGTCTTGAATTTTCTACTAAAAGTAAAGGTATCCAAGCTATGGAACATCCCCACTCTTGAACGTCTAATCCAGTTTGTGGGTTTTTGCCCTGAAGCATATTATACCAGATGCATTTATGTTTAATACATTTCTTTTTTAAAAGGGGGCACGTGCCGTCTGGGTCAAATATAGGCACTAATCTTTAGCAGCAATAATCACGTTAGCGTATTTTACATCCGCCGCTGGAACTGTTACAGAAACGTCAGCAGTTGCGCCAGATAAAGATCCTGAAAATGGGTGAGTGTGAGATCCACCACCACCAGCTGATCCACTAGAAATACCACTAGGTGAGTTACCACCACTTCTGATAAGAGGTTTACCTGATTCCTGTGGTCTTACGTTGTGAGTTGTAAGAGGGTGCGTATGAGATGCAATAGTTGGAGTTGATAATGTTGTATCACCAACTGTACCGGAAAGTGAACCTGAAACAGGAGCGTCACTATCTGCAGCTGTCTTATCTGTAGTTGCTAAGAAAGAAGAAAAATAAGCTGTGGTACCACCAGTGCCTCCGCCTGAGCCTGTAACCACTGACATTACTGCCTCATTTAAAGCAGCAGTTGTATCTTGTGTCCAACCCGTTGGTGCAGATGCTTGATAAAAAACTTGTTTTGTCCCTGAAGGAAAAGGTTCAACACCTGTTAAATTTGCACCACTACCTGTATATGTAGTTGCAGATACTGTGCCATTACTTCTTAAAATAATATTACCACCACCTGCAGTTAAATCTTTACCTGCTGCTATTGTTACTGCGCCTAACTTATCTACTGCATTATAAATTTTAAAATTTGATGATCCTTCACAATAAACATGAGAATAAGCACCTTGTGCAATTGCTAATCCATTAGCGGTGTGTCCTGTTGCGGCTATAGTTAAAGTTTGTGATCCTGAAGTATTGTTGAAGAAAACATACTCACTCTCAGTAGCGGGTATGAAAACAACAATGTCTCCTGTCAAAGCTCCTGTAAGTTCAATAACCCTATTAGCTGATTCTGTGCTAGGATCTGCATCTCCTGTTGATAATGTTATATTGGCTGATCCTGCTACTGATTTTGCAAGGTAGCCACCACCAAAAGCGTCAACAACATCTAAATTATTATTTGTTCTTGTACCCCAGGTATTGGCATTAGCCCCTGTTTCCATCTTCTCTAGCTTGTATCTACTTGTAAATGTACTTGCCATGTTTTTACCTCTTTAAAATATATAGTTTTTCATAAATTCTACAACAGTTTTGTATGTATCTCATCTCCCATTACTAATACATCTGCTTCTGACTTGTCAAACATTATTTTAGCTTGTTTTTTTGTGCCTATAATAGGTTTACCAGGTAAATTCATTGATGTGTTGATTAATACAGAACTCCCTGTGATTTGTTTGAATTCCTTTAATAAATTTAAAAATGTCGGATTTTTATTATCTACAGTTTGTATACGACATGTACCATCTGCATGTGTTATAGTAGCATATTTCCAAGGATCTTTCACTTTAGCCTGATACAACATCCAAGGACTTTCATATTTTAAATCAAAATAATTTTCATAATCGTCAACAGGCACACTAGCTCCGTAGGGTCTAAACCATATTCTTTTTTTTATTTTATCATTTAAAATTTCTTTCGCATTTGGAACCGTAGGATCAAAAAGTATAGATCTATAACCAAGCGCTCTTGGACCTAACTCTCCCCAACCTTGTCCCCACATTACAATTTTTCCCTCATCAAGATATTTTGCAACTTTTTTTATTGTGCTATGTTTTGCATATCCAAAGTTTTCGTCATGTTGTTTAATATCAACAATTGATTGTTTTAATCTAAACCTTTTGTAAAACTCACCACCTAGAAGAAAGATAACAGCACCAATAGATAATCCCTCATCACCACAGTGAGGAGTAGGAGTATAATTAGGAAAATCCTCTTTTAACATTGTGTTTAATATTATGTTATGCCCAACACCACCTGATACACCAATTTTATCATGCTTGTTAAAATTATTACTAAGATGTCTTCTTAATTTTTTATACCAATAGTAATGTAATGATGTAACGAAAGAGTTAGATATAAATGATTCATCTTTACTATTAATCTTTTTCTTAAAGTTTGACAAATTTTCAAAGGTATTAGGAACATGTACAAGTTTATTTTTTTTATTTTTATATCTCTTGTATGTAGGCATATCTAGAAGATGTGAATAGTCTTTACCAAAAGCATGTAAAGCCATTGTATGTCCTGCAAAATCAAGGTTTTCTCTAAACTCATTGTACCTTTCCACATATAAATCATCATCTTTTTTTGTTGTAAACCATTGCATCCATAATTTGTCTAAGTCTCTACCAAGACATGAATGTTGATAAGCATTAAGTTTTAATTTTGGTTGGTTTTTTTTGTAAATAGTTACACAATCAAAGCTACTTCCAACACTATCTACTATTAAAGAATTATAATTTGATGTGCCCATTATGGAATGATGATGACATAAATGATGATCTACGAATATAGGTGTTAAATATTTGTATGGAAACTCTACACCATAAATACCACCTGCATCAACTATGGCTAAATTAGTTATATCTCCAATGTCATAACCTAAGTGATTAAGATATTTAACCCACGTGCTTAAATCATCATGAGCTTGACCTTTATAACCTGTAATTCTTTCGAATTTTAAATATTTAAGAGTATTTGTATCATGATCGTAAACAGAAATATTACCATCGTGACAGTAAGTGTGAACACCTACGGTTAGTTTATCTTTCACTTTAAGCTGCGTTTACCTCTGTCCATGTATTACTTGCACCCGTCACCACGTTGGCCCAAGGCGTAGCAAAAGGTTTACCTGAAACTATTGATAAATCAAGTCCAGTCACGTTTACTGTGGCTCCCGCTAAAGGAGTTACTGTGCCCTCTGCGAAGCTAAGAGCGACTGTTGATACGTTTACTATTACTCCTGTGCCTGTCTCTACAGTTTCTGTGCCTAATGAGAAAGCGCTAGATAAACTACCGAGTGTTACTAAAGCGTCCGCAGTTGGGGTCACACTACCTAATGCTGAAGCCATTGTAACGGCAGTAGGATCTACTTGAGTAAAGATATCGATTACTGGGGTGCCAATAGCAAAATCTAATTGATCTGAAGGCGCAACAACCGCAACACTTCCCTCACCTGAAACAGTTGCTCCTGATAAGGCTGCACCGATTGTCAATGCTGTTGGATTTACTAATGCTGAAGCCTCTGATATTGTTACAGAGTTTAAAGAAGATGTCATTGACAATCCTGTTGGACTTACAATTACACCTGTTCCCACTTCTTGAGTAGTGGTGCCTAATGCAGTAGACATTGATACGCTACTGACGTTAGTAATAAATTCTATATTTTCATTCCAAGCAAAAGAACCCCATGTCGATCTTCCCCAACCTGCATCAACAGTACCTGATCCTGTTTCATCACCAACGGCAAAAGAAACAGATAAACTACCTAGGACGACACCTGCGCCCTCTTCGATAGCTAAAGCTCCTGATAATTGTGTTTGAAACGAAAGACCTGTAGGTGAAACAACGTGTTCCGGTTCTGCTATAGGGGTGCCTAAAGCAGCTGTAAGTGTAACTGGAGAAGGTGGAACTGATACATCAGCAGTAGCTGAGGCTGTACCTAATGCGGATGTTACTGAAACACCCGTTACTGATACGGTAATTGAACTTTGTTGGCCCCATGCGCCTTCGCCCCAATTATTTTCACCCCAAGCGTCTGCCATGGTAATGACCTCCTATATTAAGATAGTCTTAATATAGCACTTGATGCATCATTAGTTGGGAATGCGATTGTAAATGTACCGTTTGTTGATGTCTTAACACTACCAAAATCTAAAACTGCGATAGCTGCATTAGTATTTGATGATGATCGATTGTAAATTAAAGCTGCTTGAGCAGAAATTGTTGCTGAAGTAAAACTTACATTTGCAAAATCAACAAATGCTGTTGAAGCTGTTGCGCTAGTTGCTGTTAAGCCAATGGTTGGACTTGTTAAAGTTGCACCACCACTCGCATATGTTCCTGAGTTTGGAACTTCGTTAGTTGCTGAAAATGCTGTAGTGTTTCCATTTAAGGTTGCTGAATTTGTGTAGAGAGCAAGATTGATAGTGTCATTATCAATATCATGATCCCCTGCCAATAACTCTTTCTTAAATGAAGCACAGACTGCTTGATTTATTGCCATGTTTTATGCCCTCCTTAGGCTTTTGGGTCTGCTGATGGTAAGGGTACTCGTAGCACACCATCAGTATACTCATCTCTTCGTTTACGTCCCATTTGCTCATTAGCAAAAGCTTGAAGAGCTGTTTGGAACTTCTGCGTGTATAATTGCATATCTTGAGTATTTTTCAAGTATGAATAAGCCTCTGATACCACACCATATAACAATACCTCAGGCGCATTATTAGATACAAAAGTTGTGGTGCTTGTGCTACCTGATCCATTACCTAAACGCTCTGGAGTTTCAGAATACCATAACTCAACTGTGTAAGATAAATTTGGTGTAGGAGCTACAACTAACGTATTAGAATCCCAATTGGCCCAGTATCTAGGCTCACCTGTGAAACTTGTGTTAGATGAAGATCTTTCTTTTGCGTACTCATCTATAAAAGTTGCATCTACTTGTTCTAACCATACTATTTCTCCATCTGATTTATGTAATTGTAAGCCTCTGGCAAATCTAAAACCGCCCTCTGGACCTGAAACATCCAAAAAGGAGTTATTAGCTATAAAAGCTGAAGTGGCATATCGTCTTTGAGAGTCTGAATCAAGAAGTCTATCTATTTGATTTTCTATATTTGTAATAAAAACATTAACTACACTATTAGATAATACGTCTGATGTAACCTCTGTATAATTTCTAACATTGTCTAAAAGCTCAGAATAATTCATGATATCACCACGCTAACTGTACCAACACTTGATGCAATTAGCAACTCATTGCTTTGTATAGATGGTAACATACCACTTGACTCAAAAGCTGAGTCTCCTGGCGCTCCTGCAAAAACTACAACAGGCTCTTGTCTTGCTGGTCTAGGATCTTTTAATGCGATTGCGTCAGCTGGATGATGACCTGGATCTAATTGCGGATGTTTTGGCTCAAAACAATCTGGGCAAGTAAATAATCCGTTCCATTCTTGTCTAAGCTGTAAGTATTTGTACTGTTGTCCGCACCTATCACATAAAGCTATGGCACGATTACCGTTCGCAAAAGTCATCTATTACCCCACGTAAAAGCTTCTAGGCACTATGTTAACAGAGGTTGATTGACTGTCCTCAGTCAATGCCCTTTGTAACTCTGCCTCATATCTTCTTTCTAATTCTTGTGATCTTTCTGGTGCTATCTCTTGTCCAAGATAGTATGCTAAACCCGCAACAGTACATGGTAAAAATCTAAAAGGTGCATCAGGTTGATTTGTGTATTCACCTACGTCTTCTATTCTACCTACATAAAAATAATTGAGTTGTGTATCTGTTGTATCTGGAGTTTGGTATACGTTTATCTCTACATTAGATAAATTTCTTTGTACAAAATATTGACTAGGTTGACCCTGTTGAAATTTGTTTGGTATATTTTCATATTCTGACCTTGATATTTTAGTCATACTAGTATCTGTAGTAGTGCTTCCATCGACTGTTCTAAATACTAATTCTAAAACATCAGAAGCGTCAGCCGGAGCTGTGTATGTTGTAGTTCCTGCTGTTAAATTTTGTGTGTGATTTTTCACTTTCCATAAGTGAATACCTCGATTACCCCACTCTGAAAACAACAAGTTAAGATTATCTCTTGCTGCTCTCAGTTCATAACCTGTTCTCATAGACTTCCCACAACGAGCGTAAGCACGTTCAATGATGCTATCAAAACTAAGATTAAAAGTGGTGGTATTCGAGGTAGCCATATTACATTTTTGGCTTCATGCCGCCGCCACGCTTTTTTACTGCGCCACGTTTTTTAGGTTTTTTCTTTACGACATTCTTTTTCTTGCCGCCTTTTTTCATGACGTTTTTCTTTTTACCGCCACCCATCATGCCCATTCCAGGCATTTTTTTTGCTCCCATCATGATGTTACTCCTTTTTTAAATAGTTTTTCATATGTTTTTTGCCTTGTTGCAACAACCTCCTCGTAGTATTCAGGAGGCCATTTTTTATAATAACCTATCTTATGTAGTTTGCAACTTGCTTCGTAAAGCTGTTTAAACTTTTGTATTAGCATCATGGAGTAAGGTATGGGATTATCATAGGTAGTTTCATCAGTAGGCTCTACTAAAAATTCTTGCTCTTCTATAGAGGCAGGGTTGTCAGGGTGAAATCCCATAAAAAATAAGTCTTTGGTATTATACCAATCATTATACTCATCTATAACATCTTGAAAATCATCCGTGGAGTAGTTGAAATAAGGGTCACAAAATATAAGTAAATCATACCCTTCTTTTCCATAAATCTTATTATTAAAAGTTATATTATCTAAATGATGATTAAGTTGTGATTTGTACCATTTGTTTTTTGGCTTCACTTCAACAAGAACATTTTTTTCTTGCCAAGTTT